TTCTTGCTAGGTGCTTTAAGGTCAGATCCAGGATTTTGTCGCTCGTAACTTTTTCTGCCTTTTTCATTGAGTCCACCTTCTTTACTTTTTCCTGATTTTCGTTGCCATGCGGCTGATGCTTCTGTGACATTTAATTCCTCTCTCCAATCGGAGTGTTCTTCTTCTTTAACGCAATTATTATATCTCTTGCCGAACATAATCTTCGTGCCCTTTTTTTTATAACCAGGCCAGCACTTCTTTGCCTCGGTGATTTGTTTAGTCCCTTTCCACTCACCATTTTCATTGGTAACTGGTTTGAGATCATTCGGTCCTACGATATCTGTGATATCTGCAATCAATTGACCGTTGGAATTATTTATGATTACGCTTTCTTTACGACTGTTTCCCCAGTTTGCAGCACCCTTCTTACGACACTTAACTAAAGCACCTGAAGCATATGCACTTGGCCATACAGAATAGCGTGATTTAACCTTGTGATAGCAAGCATCCTTGGTACCACTACCTTTTCCTTTCTTGTCTTTTGCTTCTCCTAAAACTATTTCATCTCCAACTTCTACATTATTTTCTGTAAACCAACCACGATTTGCTTCGATTGCAAATAATACTTCACCATCTGAAGACACTGGTAGAAGTGTATGTGGATTTAATTCTTTAATACTTTCAACAGTTCCATCTTCCTTTACAAATGCAACATCAAGTGGTATACGAGTATTTTTCATATGGAATGAATGTTGTCCAACTTCTTCAAATATAAAGAGCATTCCCTTATCAATATCTAAACTTTCACGGAACATAAGTCCTAATTTAAATTTTGTTTCATCATTTGGAATCTCAACCTCTAATGGTAAATCAATATATTCTTCGCTTGTTGTTGTAGTATGTTTCTCGTCTGGTGTATTTGATGTAAGATTCTTCTTCAATTGTTTTTTTGAAATCTTTGGACCACCAATTGGATCTCCATACTCATCTCTTTCAACTTCCTCATTCTTTGGTCTACAATCGGGGACTAATTTACCACCTTTCATTTTCATACCAACTTTCTTATGTGTCTTCCAACATTCATCTACTTCAATTTCTTCTCTCCAACTAAAATAACTTTCTTTCATTTTCTTCTTACCTTTCTTATCAGATTCACCAATCAATTTAGGTCCACCTGCCTTTTTCTCTGCTGCTGCTTTCTCATTAGGATTATCATTACCTCTTGCAAGGTTACGCATCTTTGATTTCTTTTGTGCTGCCTTATGTGCTGACTTGTCTATCTCAAAACTTTCTTTTTTCATTTTCTTTTTGTCTGTAGATACGTATGTTGGTTTTGCAGCACCAGTTTTTGATTGTTGACCAGGATCTGCTGCTTTCTTTCTTCTTGATGCGGATTCTCTTTCAGATTTTGTCATACTAGCACGTTTTGCAGAAGAAACACATTTAGGTGTGCCTTCACCAGGTTCATCACTTGCACAAGTTCCACCCGTAACTACATTAACCCATCCACCTTTACCGTCTTTGGATTTTGAACCCTTAAACCACTTACGTAGTGAATCCTCTTTTATATTTTTCTCAAGATATTCTGCTTGTGACTTATGCATTTTAGATGAATTTTTAAGTTGTTTTACAATCTTTTTAATTTTTTTACCAGTATGTAAACTTTCACTCATTCCTCCCCCATTACCCGCAGCACCACCATTGCCACTCCCATTAGAGTTGCCGTTCCCGCTACCGTTACTGCTAGAATGCCCGTTACCATTTGAGCCATTTCCACTGTTGTTCCCGTTTCCATTCTTTTTTTCATCTTCGGTCTCTTTACGAAGATATCCACCTAGTCCTCTGCGATATCCCACAGGCATTTTCTTACACTTTTTATCAGTGTAACAATAATAGTAACCAAGTTTACATTTCTTCACAATTATTTAGCAGAGTCAGAATTGTCTTTATTATTTAGAAATCCTTGTTTTATTATTTTTGATAGTTCTGAAGTTGACCCTACAAACAGTGCGTTATTTGTAACATTAGTGCTTGATTTCCCATCTTCTTCGTTTACATCTTTTACTTTCTTCTGTAAATCTAATAACTTATCAGTTGTATCTGCAACACTTTTAATTAATTGTCCTGCAACTTCATACGCTCTTGGACTTGCAGTTTCTCCAGCAACTTCCATGATACCATTAATTGCTTCTTGTCCTTTTTCTATAAGTGAATATAAATTACCTCTTGTATAATCATAATCTTTATCTACATCCTGACCATTAACTTTAACCAATTCATTCTTACCACCTTTAGGTGTTGGTACAATTTCAGACTCTATATTTAAAGCCTCATCAATAGGATCATAATTAGACATCTGTTCTCTGTGTAGGACTATAAACTCTACCATCAGTATAGAAAGCAGTTGTTTCATTGAATCCAAAGTTGTCATCAATATCAACTAATGAGTCATCAGAGGCACTTAATACATTAATAAAGATATTCTCAATATGAGTTTCTTTATTTGTACCATCAGCACCACGATCAACTACTAATGTAAGAGCATCAGGTATTTCAGTGATTTTCATAATTTCATTATCTATAATGATTCTATTACCTACTGCAAAGTTAGAAGAATCATTAACTGCAAATCTTGTTTTTGATTTTGTAAGTGCTTCACGAAGAGTTGCAGTATTATCAGAATTATAATCTTGAAGTGCTTTTGGTGTAGCAGCATATCTAACTTCACGTTTTGCAGTTTGTTGATTTGTATCTGCATAGTAATCAACTTGAACTTTCTTAATTAATCCCTCTGTAGTATCAGCAACAGGACCGAATAGATAAGTTTTTGATGTAAATGATAGTGTGTATATTAACGCTCTTCTTGTTGAAAAATCACCTTCATAATCATCTTGAAATGAAATATTATCTAATACAACAGGTATATCTCTTTTTTCTCCAATTGAATCTACCAAATCAATTGTCAAGTTAAATGATGGTTGAAAAAATGGTAATATTTGTTCTATAATCTGTAATGCATCATCGTTCAATTTAACAAGTATATTTAATTCAAATCCAATATTATATGGAACTGGCATGAATACCTTTCTTAAATTAGTTCCGTCAGATCCTTTAAATGTTTGTGTAATACCAGATTTTCTTGTTGGATCATATGAAATGTTTGTCATCTCAAATGACATTCTTGGTAGAGTAATCTGAACTGCTCTGTTTAATTCAGGTTGTTGCTCTAATCTTGCCAAGAATTTTTGCATTGGACCATATGCCAATGGAACTCTTAATTCACCACCAGGTTGACTGGTTGAACTTTTATGACGTATACGAATATCATTAAATATCGTACCAAACGATACTACAGTCTTTCTTAATATTTGATGATAAAAATAAGTGCCTAACATTAGAACTGTCCAAATGGGTTACTTTCAGAGAAATCAATCATCGAATCTGCCTCTGTTTCAAATTCGTCATTAGAGTCATACTCATCATATATATCTCTATTGTCATGTGATCCTAACGTATATGCAGCATATTCACCTGCGATTGTGGATCCAGTTCCAATAATTGTTTCACCAGGTATGAATCCAGAAATAGTAGTACCGATTCCTACATTTGCTACTTTTAGTATCTTTGTATCTACGTCCCATTCCCTTACTCTTGCCTCTGTGAGCGATGTTTGACCCCTTATAACTTCATTATAGTAGAATGTACCAACTCCAACTGCAGCAGGAGCAGAGAAGGATACTGCTGGCACTTGAGTGTATCCGATGCCAGTATTTGTGACTCTGATAGAAGAAACTTGTTTGTCAGCATTAATCACTGCTTCTGCTGTTGATGTAGTTCCTGAACCAGTCGGACCAGCAACTGTAATTGTAGGAATAGCAGAGTATCCTGCACCCTGATTTGTGACTGTGTAACTTATGACACCCTTCTGTGTAGTTTCAATAGAGCATGTTGCGATTGCACCAGTTCCGTTTCCACCAAGTATTGTAACTGTAGGTGGTGATGTATAACCAGAACCAGCATTTGTTAATATAATTCTATCAATAGATTTAATTCCTGCTCTTGTTGTGGTAATTGCTACAGCACTTGCACTTACACCAGCAGCACCAGGTGCAGTTGAAATTGCGACTGTTGGAGTTGTTGTATATCCACTACCATCATTCGTCAAGAATAATTCTCTAACATATCCTGTGGGTTGTGAAAGAACTGCTGTTGCTGCAGCAGTTGTTCCAGCACTTACCATATTCAATGTAGTAATAAATCCTTCGTCCTGAATTTGAGTATCGATTGCTTCGATAGAAGTATCAATAACCTCACCTTCGTATTCAAATAATTCACATTTTAATTGATAAACATAATTTTTACCTAACTGATAGAAAGGTTCTTCATGCTCTACAAATTTAATTTCAAATAATCTTTGACCTAATGGGAAATAAACTAAATCACCTTCTCTTGGTCTTGTATCTACAACAATTTCATCGTCAGGTAATGCAGTTAAAAATGCTCCAATAAAGTCTTCAAATCTTTCTCTTGATATAGTAAGAGTTAATTCATCTCTTAAACTCATACCAAACTTGGTCATAATATCTCCTTGACCACCATATCCCTCATATGTGTTTACATATGCTTCGATACTAAAGTTATCATCATATTTTGATTGCTGTACTTCTTCAATTATAGTTTGTCTATTTACAAATTTTCTTGGAATGTATGTTACCTCGACACCATAAATTCCCAACTGTTCATTGATTAAATCTTGAACTAGTCTTTGCTCACTTGGAGATCCTTGTAGAAAAAAGGGATTTAATGCCATAATTCATTATCCAATAAAATCAAGAGGTGGTAATTCATACTCAAGCATCATCTTATCCTTCAGAGCAACAATGTCTCTTTCTGCATCTTCATATATTTCTCTACCATTTAATTCAATTCCACCAGGTAACTTAACTCCTTTGAATTTAATTAAATTCTGACCCCACTGTCTTTTAATTAAAAGTGTAAGATACATTTTCAAAAATGGGTCATTATAAACTTTATTAAAGTCATCAGGATCTAATGCTCTAAAACAATCAATTACAAGGAAATTATCAACAGTTTGTGATCCATAATCTAAATCCATATACAATCTATTCTGTCTTTTATTAAATCTTATTTGTTTGTCAGGTGTTAGTAAAAAATCTATATCTTCCAAATATCTCTTTGTCATAGAATATTGGAGTAATTCTACTGAATTAAAATAGTATAGATCGTTTAGAAACAACTGATATTTAATACTGAACATTCCAGCAGAAATTGAACTGGAATCAAACTTAAATATTTTTTCTATTCCTATAACTGAATCTGGAACTTGTATGAAATTAGAATTCTCTACAAAACTTGCGGTAGTTGTTCCATAACCACTTATTGCAGTTGATGTTCCTGTAGTGGTTACAATACCAGCAGTGTTTGTACTATCACTATCACTTCTTGCAGATCCTCTATCAATGTCATCTTGAGTGAACTGATACTTAAGATACATTCTTTCAACGCCATCAAAGTGTCTTTCATTAAAAAGTTGTATCGCATCATCGACTAAATCATCTATTTGATCATCATCAACGTTAATCTCAAGGACTGGAGCACCAAGTTTCCTTAAACAATAATCGACTAATTGTGTTCTACTTGCTGGTTTCGCCATCGTCCTCTTCCAGATCTGCTAATAAATCATCGTGTTTGTCTTGCAATTCTTTTATTTGTTTCAATAATTCAGTTTTTTCCTCTAAAAAATCTTGAGTAATAGTTTGAATTTTTGCTTCTAAAAGAACATTTTGATTTGAAGTCGTTGACAATTTTTGATTATAAATTTGAATCAATACATTAATGTCAACATCATTATTTTGTGTCATGTTTTAAAAAGTTCCACCATCTAGGGTATCTGTCCAAGTTGGAGTACCAGCAGCAGTTGTCGTTAAGACAGCGTTAGATGTACTGATACCAGCAGCAGGAGCCACAGTAGATTTCTGAAGTCCTGTTGCATCAAAGTATACCACACCACTGGTAGCAAAGTCACCAGATTGGTAATATATTCCTTTAATATCTAGGAAACCTTTTGTGCCAGAAATTACACCATTTGTGATAGTGGCATCTGGAACGTAAGTCCATCTAGAGTTTGAATCATCATAACCAAAGAATCCCTCTTTAGTATTTGCAGTTCCAAGACCTACGTTGTATTGGAATGAAATACCACGATCATCATTGGTATCAAATGCATGAGTAACTACAATTTGAGTTGCAGTTGCAATACCAGCAGTTGTTACACCATCAATGGATACAGTTTTAGATCCTGTATTATATGAGTGAACTGTTGTTCTTCCAGCACCTGGTAAAGATGCATGGGTAAGTGTATCACCAGTATTGATACCAGTGATTGAATCAAGTGTAATTACAGAAGCACCAGTTCCGACAGTTGCAGTAACTGTTCTTGAACTTGTTACATCTCCAAGTCTGAATATTGTTTCATTTGAGGTAACAGAAGATGAGTTAACAGTAGTCTGTGTACCATCAACTTGTAAGTCACCCTTAATAATAACGGTTCCTTCATTACTTAATCCATCAGGATATGGGTCAATATATAATTGATTTCCTGCTCCTGATCTTGTTGCGATGATGTTTGATGAAATACCAATATTATCAATCTCAACACCACCAGTAACAA